GCACAATTAGCAAAAGAAGAAGATAAGACTCCTCACGGATTGCTTATTGATTTATTGCAAGAAGAAATAGAAGACAGAAGACAGGAAGAAGCTGCAAACAGACTAGGTGTCTGATTTTTTACCTTGATAGGTAATATTAAGACCTGCTAATGTAGTCAATCTTTTTCTTTCATCTAGACCTTTTTCTGTAAGACTTGTATTGCCATTGTCTGTCTTAACAAAACCTTTTTCTACTAATTCGTTTGTTACTTGTTGTGGCAGTTCATTATTAAATGTAACTTGTAGTAAGCCGCCTAGTCTTTTTGTTTGCGTCTTACTCAATGCCATTAGATGTTATACCAATCCTTGCCTTCAAACAGTAATGACTCTGCTTCTCTACGACGAACCAAACCTTCAAGAACTTTGCCTTTAGCTTTGTTCCACCTCTTCATTTCTGACGGAACTTCTTCATACTTTGCTGCATTTAAGACTTTTAACATTGTAGAACTATTTAGATTGCCTGCTCCTAAATTAAATGTCCAAGCAACAAGTGCGTCAAATTGATACTGACTTAGCGGAACTGTTACTGCTTGCTCTACAGCTTGTTCAAATACTTCAATATCTTGTTGTAATAATTTATCTGCTGTTTCTTGATTGATCTCCATGTTCTCATGAACTGTTGATGTATGACCGTATCCAATTGTTAAAACATCTGCGCTGCACATATAGGCTTTTAATTCACAACCCTCAAACTTTTTGATAAGTGATAATCCTTCTTCACTACATTTCATTTTAGTAATCTCCCCATTTTTGTTTTTTACCCCCAAAATACTCAACAGCATGCCCCTCTGATATAAGCATTTTGCAAATATCTTCGCCATTTTCTGTATGTGGTATTCCAAGAATTCTCCCATATTTACCCTTGCCGAGAGAAAGCAATTGTAATTTTTCTCCGCAAAGCTCTTTTAATCTTTCTTTAGCAGCTAATCCTAGTTTTTTCTCCGCTAAATCTCTTGTCCGTGATTCAGGTGTATCAATGCCGTGCAATCTCACCCTCTGTTTAGATAACACGACATTAAATCCCAAGTCAATATCAACATCTATAGTATCACCGTCTATAACTCTATCTAGAGTACAGTTGTAATAATATGGCTGACTCATTTAGTCTTTTGCTTTGAAGATATTGAGTGCGCAAATCTCTATAAGTTTGTACAACTTTGCAATCATTGCGTCATCTTTTGGTGTTGGCGTCAAGGCACAAATCATAGATGCAGCACAAACTACACCAGTAATTATACCTAGCCATTCTCCTATAAATCCGAACATGATGTCCTCCTCTTTTTTATTGGAGATCTAATCATATCAGATTATTGCTCATTTTTGTCAACTGTAACTTCTCTGTAGTACACAACAACATCTTTTAATTCAGTGATATATCTTTTGATTTCTTGCATGTTATATGCCATTACTTCGTAATCAGG